AAGGCGCATCTAACCAGGGAGGTAAGAATGGCAAAACCCACGTTCGAGGAACTCTGCCAAGAGTTGCTCGACCAGGGCGTGCCCGTAACCGCGACTGAGTTCGCAAAGCGCGGGTGGCCCTACGTGAACCCAGCCTGTAACCGTCGGTACCACATTGACGGCAGGCCGCCATGTCCGGTGCCCGGTAGCGGGACCACGTGGACGTCTGGCAGAATAACCGCCAAGCGTCGCGACTTCCTGCTGACACACGGCTTCATGCAGGTCAACGTGCCATACGACTACAAGTCGTTCGTTGATCCGCCTGATGCCGAACCTCGCACCGGCTATCGCACGGTGTACCTCAAGGTGAAGCGATGACACGCAAGCACGTGGAATCAATTCACGTACCACTTGACACCGCCGACGACTACGTGTACGTCTTCCGATCTGACGGTGAGATGTTCATGACCGTCACGATCCGGTTCGACGAAACACGTCCGGACGTGCAGTGCACCGTCAGCACCTGCCCGCTTGACGGCTCGGCAGGTAAGGACTTCGACTTCGAAGTCAACGTCGTCTAGCAGCAGCGATGTTGCGAATCTGCCCTACCGGGGCAGGTTCGGAGCATACGCTCCAGCAAGCAAACCAGGGAGGTAAGAATGGTCACAGTCATCAGGACCGATTCAGGGAACTACAACCTGTTCGGTACCGAGGACGGTGCGTTCATCCTGCAGGGCAACCTGACGCTGGCACAGCTGAAGGAGCTCAAGAAGGAGGTCGACTCTGCCATCAAGACGTCGAGCCTGCCGAAGTGGATGGACGACAACACCAAGCACAGCCGCAAGGCATGAGCACCGTTCACGTGCGTGGGCTGCGCGGTAAGTACAGCCCCATGAACACGATCACGGAAGAGCACAAGGACTTCCTGATCGCATGCGTGAACGAGGCCAAGTTCACAGCGGACTTCGAGGTCACGATCAGGTACAGCGTGTACATCGGTCCGAACTGTGCTGCCGAGCGTGACGGCATCACGGTGACACAGGACGGTCGCATCTACGCGATCGTGTTCCCTGACGGTCATCGCGAGTGACATAGCAGGAGCTTACCCGAGCAATCGGGTAGGCTTCCTGGTGTGCCAATCGGTTCACCAACAAATAACCAGGGAGGTTGATGTGGAGAAACACATCAAGATCGAGTTCAACTACGACAAGATCGTGCTCGATCTGAGTCCTCTGCCGAAGCTGAGCATCCCGCTCGAAGACGAGTGGGAGGCACTTCAGCAGGAGGAGGGTCGCCTGTATCGCAACACCGGCGCACCCACCTACGGCTGGACGGACGTGATCGAGCGCGAGGACAGCTGGTTCATCAAGGAACTCTGGGACCAGTGCGCGTCGTACATCGAGAACAGCGAGCCTGACTGGGCCACGCTGACTCGGCACGTCAAGTGTCAGATGATCGCACGCCGCGTCGCGCGCATCAACGCGATGATGGTGTACGGTCCCGAGTACCTGCTCATCTGATGCCGGCGTCGAAGGAGATCCAGCAGATCGTGGTGCTGATGAGGGCTCTGTCACCCACCAAGGGTTACGAGATCTTCGATCCGTACCACGGCAGGCCACTGAAGATCGTGAAGTACAGGTGGCAGGCACGACTGATCTGCTGGTTCATCAGATCGCTGGACTACTGGCCTCAAGACGAGGTCTAGCCTAGCGGGAGTCTACCGGAAGCGGTAGACTTCCCGGTGTGCTAGACACGCCACGTAAGACACTACCAAGCAAACCAGGGAGGAAATCGTGACTGAGAAACAGCACGAGGACATCCTGCGGAAAGTACGCGGTCTGATCGCCAAGGCGAACAGCACCGAGTACCCTGCCGAGAAGGAGTCGTTCCTTCGCGCGGCCGACAATCTGATGGAGAAGTATGCCATCGACCAGGCCATGCTGATGCTGAACGTCGACAAGAACGCTCGGTTGGTCGTCCGCAGGGACATCGACATCTCGTGGTGGTCGCAGTTGCGCGACGGCGTCCACATCGATGCGAGAAACAACATCGCGTGGCTGTGGGACGCGTGCGTGAACTTCTGCCGCTGCTACAGCACGTTCGCCACTTGGGACTACACCAAGAAGACGGCTGCTGTGTACGGCATGGAGAGCGACCTCTCGTACATGGACATGCTGTTCACCGATCTGCTCCTGCAGATGGTCGAGCACATCAAGCCTGTGTACGACCCCAGCCTCTCGCTGGGCCACAACATCATGCGGGCGAAGGAAGCCGGCATGAAGTACAAGGATGTCGCAGTCTGGTGTGGCCATCCCGAGTGGAGCACGACCGACGTGTACGGCAAGGTCAGCAACAACGGGATCATGCTCCGAGAGTACAAGAAGTACCTCAAGAGCATCGGCAAGACCACACGCGACGTCGTCGCTGTGCATCCCGACGAGTGGCAGATCAGCTACGTCGAGGGATTCACGTCGATGATCCGTCGTCGGCTGCACGACCTGACCGCCATGCGGTCTGGCGGCACCGGCGAGGAGAACAGCACGGCTCTGGTCATCCGGGACATCCGCGATCAGGCGCGCGACGCGCTCTGGGCAGACTTCCCAGACCTGAAGCCGCACGAGCCGGACTGCAAGTGCAAGCAGTGCACCGAGAAGCGGAAGCCTGTCAAGTACCGCGAGGGTCGCAGGACGAACTATGCTGCCTACGGCTCGGGACAGGACAAGGGTCGCGACGCTCGCATCGTGAGCAACGACCCGAAGCTGCGCACGCCAGGCAAGCTCAACTCGTGATCTGCAGCTGTGCCCTGCTGGGGCACGGCTGGAGCTCATGCTCCGTACCACCATACAAGCAACCAGGGAGGTCACATGCGTGGATATGACGCATGGGTCACTCGCGAGCCTGACTGGCGTCTGCCAGACGAGCCGTGGCAGTATCTGCTACATTGCTCGTTCTGCGGATGCTGGGTCAGCATGAAACCCGAGAACATGGTGGAACAGATCACGCACACGAAGAAGGATGTGTGCTACGGATCTGGTCCACAAGTCGAGGACTTCATGATGCAACACGACGAGTGTCCGCACCCGTCAGACTTCAAGCACGGAAAGCACGAGGTCGACACCTACGGTGGCATGACCACGTACTTCCGCTGCAAGAACTGCGGCGGTGAAGCCGCGCTGAGCGAGTACTGATGTCAGATCTTCCGTTCGAAGACGACACCAGAAACCCGTTCATGCCCGGCGACGATCTGCCGAAGCCTGAACAGGGTGACATCATGTACCTCAGGAAGATGGGCACAACCGAGGACATGCCGAACAAGCTCATCGTCACGATTACCCGAGACAACCTCGGTGAGTCGTGGGACCCGATGGGTGAGGATGCTTGGGGCCAGCAAGACATGAATGACATCGCTGGCTTCAAGGGTCACTGGTATGCCTACGGCATGTCCGATGACTCCAAGTATGAGGACGAATACCTTGTCGCCTCGTATGAGGTCGAACGCATCGAGAAGCATGGCTAGGATCTCGTACAGCCTGTCATTGTCTGACGACGGCCACGTGATCGTGAAGGTGACAAAGAAAGCACCCGATCACGTGTACGTCCCGGGCAAGACAAGGGCACAGCTGACAAAGGACGTGCTGTTCTTCCTTCGCGTCAGCGAAGTGCCCATCAACAAGGATCGTCTCCAAGGTGAGCTAGACGAGATGATCTGGCAACACGTACCAAAGCGTGACTGGTACTGAGCAGCAGCGGCTCACCCTCCGGGGTGGGCGCGCTGGTACTCAGCCGAGTACCGCAACAGCTACCAGGGAGGTTTGGTCTATGACCAAGACACTCGCTGTGCCTACGGTTGCGAAGATGCTGAAGGGCATCGTCACACCCGATGGGTTCACGCGCGAGGTCTACACCGAGCCGAAGACACAATGGCATCCTGCCACGAAGTGTCTGAAGCTCGTGGGGCCTGGCGTCGAGATCCTCATCGTGTTCGACGGTGTATCTGACAGCTACTCGCTCGCCAGTGGGCACGTCAGCTTCGATTCGCCAGCGGGTCGTCGCTCATTCGACAGGTACGGTGTGGAAGACTCCTTCTACATCGAGAACCCTGCCAGATGGGGCGGCGAGATCCCGCTGCACGAGCACGACCGCGTCTACCACAACGGTGGCTTCGGCACGGTCGAATCCTCAGCCGGTTGGAAAGGCTGGGGAGAGGCTCGCACGTTCGTCGACGAGTTCGTCATCAAGTGGGACGACTCGAGAAGCGGCACGGTGAAGTACACCAAGCGGCGTCTCAAGAGCCACGGCATCGTCAGGGCCGACGAGATCGAGCAGACCAACGCGAAGATCAAGCGGTTCATCGAGGTCAAGATCCCGGAGGCAATCGAGCGCATCTCGCGCTCTGAGCAGGTTCCGGGTCTGCCGTTCATGGTCACGCCTGAGCGCAAGGAAGAGATCGTCAAGACGCTCAGCGGCCATCGGCGGTTCACATGGACGCCGAGTGGATTCGGGACTGGCTACGTCATCCAGATGAACTACGGAGAGCGTGGCTGGAAGCGTGTCCCTGCCGAGACCGAGAAGTTCTTCGGACTCAAGCCCCTGTTCTTCAGCACGTTCGACGCCGACTGATGTTCAGCGTCGGCGACCGGGTGGAGTTGGTGTTCACGAGCGACACGTACACCAGCCTCAAGCCCGGAGACAAGGGCACGATCACGCTCATCGACTCGCTTGGCACGATCCACGTCAAGTGGGACAACGGTTCGAGCCTGGGTATCATCCCCGGCGAGGACACGATCCGACGGATCTGATCAGCGGCTGCCCACCAGAGATGGTGGGCTGGCCGGTGCTCAGCCGAGTACCAGTAGCAACCAGGGAGGTGAAAATGCCAAAGCACAAGGCGAACCAGATCAACACGTTGTTCCGGTTCATCGTCGAAGGGACGATGGAGTTCCCGTTCGACATGCTTCGCTACGACCGCTGTTGGCCGACCTACGAGACCGAGATTGTCAACATCGCTCCGTTCAGTCGGGAACGACAGCGCGAGCAGCGCAGCATCAGCATGACGGGACTACAGGAGCCCACCGATGCACGGTGGACTTCCTTCGGTTGGCGCGTGCGCGATGTGCAGGTCATGAGGCAGGGCTAACATGGCCTGGCTCAAGGCATGGCAGGACGAGCGTCCAGGTTGGACGCGTCGGGTTCGGTGGTATCCGCAAAAGAGCGGACAGGTAAGGCTGCAGTTCGAAGAGCGGGTACCAGGCGAGACTGTGCGGGACAAGCACAGCCTCTTCGCCGATCCGGAAAACGCCCAGCTGCTGTGGGACGAATACGTCAACACCGGCATCACAGGCCGCAGCCTTTTCTTCCGCGTTCAAGAAGAAGAGGAGATGAACTATGGCGAAGAGTGACAAGGTGCTCACCCCGCAGCAGACCATCGTCAACGCCTGGCGGACAGGCAAGAAGCAGGTTGTCGTAGACGACCGGCTCTTCAGCCTGACGCTTCAGGTGCACCACCCGATCGTGCACAAGAAGGACGGCACGCATGTCAAGGTGAAGGAGCAGTGGATCATCGCTGTTCCTGCCGACGGCAGCCGTCTACCGCTGTACAGTGTCGGGTACAACAACAAGCTGCGAAGTAGCGTATGACGCAGCAGGAGCCGCTCGCTGAGCGGCATCCTGGTACGTCAGGCGACGTACTATAACCAGGGAGGTGAAACATGGACAAGACCATCGTGATCGACACACCGGATGGCATTGCGGCTTTCCACATGCTCGCGCAATTGAGCGCATGTCGGCTTCAGCTGAAGGGTCTGCAACACAGCAGCGGTCGCAGCGTCATCGCCCACGTGAAGCGGACATACGGCTTCAAGGGCAACAATGAGAGCGTCGTCGCTCAGTTCGAGCAGATGCTCAAGGACAACGGGGTGCTCCGTGAGAAGGCATAACGAGTTCATCATCGAGCACCCCAGGCGTGGCACACTTCGCTCGTTGGAGCACGACTTCAACGGCGACGTCAAGGCACGCTTCTCCACGTCTGGCATGCGGGACGATCCCGAGAAGACAGCGATCTTCCCAACGGCGAGTGATGCATGGCTCGCCCTGCGGCAGATCCCAACGCCGACTCGGCACGAGTGCAAGATCCTCGTGTACATTCCCGAGGACGTGTCGTACTACAAGCTCGAGAAGACCTGAGCCTGCGGGTGGCGCTAGGGGACTAGCGCCGACCCGGAGTTTCAGGTAAACTCCACTCCAGCTACCAGGGAGGCTATATGACCGTACAACGAGACACGGTTCCAGCGTGGGCTCAAGATGCGCAGACCACTACCGGCGAGCGCAGGGCGAGCCAGAAACAGCTGAACTACATCCGTGATCTCAGCCAGAAGAAGGACCTGGCGTCACTCAGTCAAGAGCAACGGGACGCACTCGTGCAACCCGATGAGTTCTGGCAGGAGGACACGACCAGGCTCTCCTTCGAGAAGGCACGCAGGATGCTTGACCTGATGATCCCGTTGCCGAACAGGCCACGGGAAACGGTCATCAGCGATGGCGTAGAGACCAGCACGGCTCTCTCCGGATTGCCGCCGGGTCGCTACGCTCTGCCCAAAGCCGGTACGGAGCTTGAAGACAATGAGCTCCGCTTCTACCAGTGCTGGGAAAGTCGTGACAAGGCTGCCAAGCGCATCTACGTCATGTTCGGACCCAGCGAGGCGAAGCTGCCGATCGACGCGCAGATCAAGATCGCGAAGATGATCGTCAAGTCAGGCATCCGAGAGTGTGCGATCCGCTACGGTATGGAGATCGGTTCGTGCTCCAACTGTGGTCGGCGTCTGACGAACCGCATCAGTCGTGAGCTCGGCATCGGCCCCATCTGTGGTGGCCGCATGTTCGGCGGCGACGAGTGGTCGTCGGAAGTCAAGTCCAAGCGTCAGGAGATCCTGGCGCGCGGTGAAGACCCAGACGAGGAGTTCAACGATGAGTGACATCATCGGTATCCGGTACATCGTCGTAGCGGTTGGTGGCCCGAAGGATCCGGCCACCGAGGAAGACGTTGAGGTCTGCAAGAAGATGATGGAGGACAAGCTACCGTTCACCGTCACCGTCCTCAGCGAGCGTGTCAGCAACAGGCTGACGTGGGCCCTGATCGATGAAGGTGCCATGTCATCCTGAGGCTGTAGCAGCCGTTCGGCGGCTGCTAAGTGCGCTCTGGGTGGTCCTCCCTGGGCCCATAGAGCGCACTTAGGAGCCGCTGAAATCAGTTGCTCTAGGGACTAGCCAACGGCTGTCCCTTCAGGTATCATTCTCTGGTACCTGATTCACCGAGTAAGACACTACCACCGAAGGGAGCGAGAAATGCCACGTGAAGGAAGAGAGGCCACCAAGGCCCAGTTCGACAAGCTCGTGACTCTGCTCAAGAAGTCGCCCGGTAACTCCGAGCGCTGGTACTCCGAGCAGGCCAACATCGACATGGGCATCATCGGCAAGACGCTTTGGCGTGCCGAGGTGGTCGCCGACCCCAGCCTGAAGATCGCGGCAACGCCCAAGGCGATCTACAACGCCGCACAGAAGGGCAACCTCCGCTGGCCGCGGATCGCCGCATACGCGGGGATCTCGGTCGGCGAGGCCAGGCGGCTGTACGAGCAGGCCGGCAACGGTGCTGCCCCCAGCAACCTGACCGCTCGCGGTCGGCAGTTCGACGGTGTCACCACGGTCAAGAAGACGGGTGGCTCCGGTCGGCGCGGCGCTGCGTCTGCCAAGGCGCAGCCGTCGGGCACCAGCGGTCGTCGTGGGGCTGCCTCCACCAAGGCGCAGCCCAGCGCGACCACCGGTCGCAGGGCAGCCGGTCGGCGGGGCACGCGCGCAGGCGCAAGCCCCAAGTAAGACAGGCGGTTGAGGAAGTCCTCGAATCCGGCGACCCGCCAGACGTCACTCCATTGGAGCGGCTTCTGGTGGGGAGCCGGATCTGGGTCGAAGTCACCGAGACGACACGTACGACAAGTGACGGCATGACATACACGTTGCCAGCACACATCTACGACTGTCGTGTCATGGGCTTCAAACAGTTCCTGCCTGCGATGAAGCAGAAGGGTAGAGAGAAGCACTTGGTGCAACTCTACACGGACCCAGGCGGAATGAGGACGCTGTCTGTCGGTTCCCTCCGGCTACGCGACCCACGTCGCCGGAAGCAGGTATGAGCGCTGTGGCTGTGTCCCTCACGGGACACGGCCAGAGTGCTCTCGCACTCTAGCGACGATGGACGGACCATTACCCATCGTCGGACACTACTAATCCAGGGAGGAAAGTTGATAGCCGCAGTGCTTACGGGCTGGATCTTCCGGCCACAGCCGAGACGTCGGCCCAAATCAACCTGGGCAGAAGTACAGGCCGCACGCGACGAGATGAACAAGACGATCATCTCCGCGAGCGAGGATGGCGACCAGGACTGGTCCTGGGCTCTGAAGTACGCGATCGAGATCCATCGCGAGACAATGCTGCAAGCAAGATAGTAGCGGCTGCCTCATACTGCGGTGTGAGGCGGGCCGGTGCCATCTGGCACTTAGGAAGGGAGGTTACATGGCAAGAACCAGGGAGGACGCGGAGTTTGTCTCCAAGTTGCCACCCTTCAAGACAAAACCCAGCACGGACTATCCGGGCTGGCTCATCGTGGAGTGTGGACGAGAAGACTGCTCCGGCGTCTTTCTTGTCCGCAAGAGCCACTGGACTCGTACGCTCGTACGCAACGGTACGACGATCACCGGTCGAAGCTGTCCCTACTGTTTTCGGGTCGGACGCCTGCCTTTCCGCAAGCGGAAGTCCGCGACTTAGGGTAGAATAGATCGGTGCTAGACACTACCACACGAGGAGTACCATGAACAAGGCATTTGCGGAAATGAGTGCCGCAGGTGACAAAATCGAGATCTACTTCAGATACGACCCTGACCTCGTGTCATGCATTAGGGAAGTGCCTGGAGCTCGATACGTTCCTCCGAATGAGGGTGGTCCCATGTGGACCGTTCCCCTCACACTCGACTCTGCGAGGATGCTGAACAAATGGATGGGACCTAGTCTCGTTCTCGGTAAGGCATTCAAGCAGTGGGGCAAGGAAGCGGTTGATCGGGAGCGCATGCTCCACGACCTATCCACCATCGATGATCTGCCGGTGGAGAAGCTGAAGATCTCCGAGACATTGCCCGATCTCGCTGAGTGGCTGCGTGGCTACCAGCGTGCGGATACACAGTTCCTCGCGGCTACGTCGGCTCTGAATCTGAACCAGCAGAGGCTGGGGAAGACACCAGAGACGATCGCAGCCGTCTTCGAGGCAGGACTGGGCGATGGCCCGCACCTCGTGTGCGCGCCGAAGACCAGCCTGAACACCGTTTGGCGATTCGAGATTGAACGCTGGACGGCGAAGCTGGAGAAGCCGCACGAGGTCATCACGTACTCCGGCGAGATGTCACAATCCACTCGGGCTGCTGCCATCGAAGAGTTCTGGAAGTGCGTCGATGAGGAGTGGCCGGTGTGGTTCGTGTGCACGTATCAGACCGTTCGCGACGGTGCAGAGCCGTTCATGGATCCGGCTGAGTTTCCGGATGGATGGGCGTCCTTCACCATCGATGAGTTCCACAAGAGCGGTCTGCCGCGTGCGTCGGGCAAGAAGGACCCCAAGAGCAACAGCAAGTTCGCGCTCGCTGTGAAGGAAGTCAACGCACAGCGACGCTACGCGCTGTCAGGTACACCGATGGGCGGCAAGCCCATCAAGCTCTGGGGTGCCCTCAACTTCATCTACCCCAGGCAGTACACGTCGAAGTGGCAATGGGCTAAGACGTGGTTGGATGTCAACAACAATGGCTATGGTAGCGACATCGGAACGATCCAGCGTGGTCGTGAGGATGAGTTCTACCGGGCCATGGCGCCATATGTGGTTCGCCGTCTCCGGTCTGAGGTACTGCCTCAGCTGCCGGCAGCACAGTGGATCGACGTGTGGTGTGACATGACTCCCAAGCAAGAGAAGCAGTACCGGGAGTTCGCTGCGAGAGCAGAGACAACCATCGAAGAGCTCCAGCTGAACGCCATCGGCATCTTGGCTGAGTATGCCCGGTTGAAGGTCTTCGCCGACGCATACGTCGAAGAGATGGAGGAACGGACAGTCACGTGTGGAACGTGCAAGGGTGCCGGGAAGATCGCGGACGAGCGTGATGACGTTACAGTCAGCACGACCTGTCCTCGGTGTCTCGGTACCGGGACACGCACCATCCAGCATCTCATCCCGTCCAACGAGTCCGGCAAGCTGCCGGCGCTGATCGAGCGTCTAGCAGAGCAGGGTATCGTTGGTAACGACAAGGATGACGATGCTGAGGGCGAGTCTCTAGCGATCGTCGCGTCGCAGTTCAAGGAAGTCGCGGACATGGTTCACGCCTATCTGAATCACATGGGGATCAAGGCAGTCAAGATCACCGGTGACACCAAGGACGAGGATCGTACCGTCAACCAGATGCTGTTCCGTCAGGACGGCAAGCGGATGGCGGATGATCCCCGCGTCATCGTGATGACCACGACTGCTGGTGGTGTTGCTATCACCCTCGACCTCGTTGAGAACGTTCACATCCTCGACGAAACGTGGGTACCGGACGACCAGGAACAGTTGGCCGACCGGGCAGTCAACACCAGCCGCATGCACCAGATCGGCGTGTACGTGTACCGCTCCAAGAACACGATCGAGCAACAGATCGCAGAGCTCAACATCGAGAAGGGCAAGATCAACCGGGACATCCTGGACCATCGTCGGCGTGGCTTTAGGGCCAACATCGTCGAGAGCCAGAAGAACGGTAAGTCATGACCATTCTCGGGAAGAAGGACAACATCAACGTCCTGGAGGTCTCCAGGGTGCTGATGCCTAACACCGCGTATGAGGCTGTGGTCATCGAGCTTTGGCTCGGTGACCGCAGCGATCTCGCCACGTCAGTTGATCGCTACATGCTGGTCTACGAGCCAGAGAAGATGGGCGAGCACCTGTACATCGAGAAGTCATACAGCAGCTGGGAACTGGCAACGTCTGAGAACGCTTCACAGTCGTGGCGTCGAGCCAGTCAGGTTCCAGGTGTGGCGGTTTGGACCCACATCGCTGAGGTCAAGACAGCGGACAGGGATGCGATGAATCACTCCTCAGCCGAGGAGAGCATGCTCAACAAGGAGTTCCGCCGGTACGGTTATGATGGCCGTCGGAACGAGGCGTTTGAGGCATTCCTGACCGCGATCGATACGCTCGCCGAGAACTATGAGGACGAGCAGGCATGGGCTGCCGTAGATGGCTTCAGAAGCATCTACGCAGAGCAACACGAGAAGTAGAACCGTACCGTAGTACAAGGAGGAACCATGGCTATTGCGGCCCTGAAGGTTCGCTGGCACCAGACGCCGGATTCGTCCAATGTAGCCGCCATCGGCCGGGACTCGAAGAAGCATGTCTTCGTCGAGTTCCGGTCCGGTGACATCTACATGTACGAGAACGTGTCATACCAGCGATGGACTGCCCTGCGAAGGGCGAAGAGCGTTGGTGGCTACATCAATCGGAGCATCATCCCGAACTACGTGGCCACCAAGGTCACATGAGTGCTCTTCAGACGTTGGTAGAGCTTCCGCTAGTGTTGTTCTTTCTACCATTCGTCCTGAAAGTGCTGAAAGTGCTGTTTGTAGGGCTGCCGGAAGACGTAGAGGCAGCTGAAGAAACGCCGTCGCAACCGATAAAACCAGCTGAAGACGACTGGTTCAGCTTCGATGAACGGTTGTTAGAAGCCTACGACCCCCGTGACGAGTGATCGTCGCGGGGGTCTTTTTTTTGTGGCTAAAACCATGACATCCCACAAAAATCGCTGTCACTACGAGGTCAAAGAGATCTCAGAAAAGTCGGAAATCCAGCTGAAACTATCCGACTCCAAAAATAAGGAATCCCGTCGACTCGCGCGAGCGCGCTACGCGAGGCCTATCTACTAACTGCGGTGCATCCTCTCGATCGCGCATGCACGCGCGAGCGAGGAACTTTCAAAGATTTCTCTGGAGTGAAAATGGGTCGCGAGCGTGCACGCGCGATCGAGAGGATTTTCACCCTAGCACCTGGCCTCGCGCTATACGCGCGAGTCAAGTCCTGACACACGACTAGTCCTATTTGCCACGTCTTTGGTGGGAGGTTATCTCTTCTTTGCGCGAATCCGTTATTCCTCAGAAAAAGGCCGTAAATAGCGGACTTTATCGGACTAGCGCGCCGGTCCCGGTTACGGTAGGCTTCCTAGTTCCGAGGTCGGCGGGTCGGCCTAGAACGCTACAAATCAGGGAGGACACTACCGGGTATGCCAAGAGGACGCAGCAGCAGAAGTGCGCGACAACAAAACTCGTTGCCGATGCTCCGCACAAGCGAGCGGACTACGCTCAAGAAGTGCGAGTGGCTGTGGGACCGCACCTACAATGACAAGCTCAAGCCTTTCACCGACGCGCCAGCCCTGCGCTTCGGCAGCCTCGTACACCGCGCGCTAGCTGCCTGGTACGTTCCCGGCGTGAAGCGTGGCGAGCATCCGGCCACCGCATTTGAGGCAGCCTACGAAGCCGACATGGCTGCGAACGAAGAGATCTTCGGTATGCGCGTCGGCAATGGCGATGTCGAGGAGAAGTGGGAGAATGCCCGTGAGCTAGGCATCGCCATGATGAACAACTACGTGGACGAGTACGGTGCCGACGACCGCTACGAAGTCCTCGCCACCGAGATGCCATTCAAGGTGCTTGTCACCCACGAGGTACGCGATCCCGACGCGGTAGGTGGTAGCCGGGTTGTGCCATGGTTCTACTACACCGGTGTGATCGACGGTCTCTGGCGCGACAGACGCGACAAGAAGATCTGGATCCCGGATCACAAGACGACCAGCGGTATCGGCGACAAGAACTGGTCGCACCTCGTGCTGGATGACCAAGCAGGCGCATACTGGTCATACGGCGTACAGTTCCTGCGGGACGCGGCGCGACTGGGGCCGCGACAGCGTCTCGCGGGAATGTTGTACAACATCATGCGTAAGGCCATGCCTGACGAGCGGCCTAGCCAGTTCGTCAAGGGCAAGCGGATGTATCTGAACAAGGACGGCAGCGTCAGCCAGAAGCAGCCGTCACCCTACTTCGCGCGGAAGCCCATCTTCAGGGATGAGTTCGACCGTAACGAGGTCATGCGTCGCGCGGAGATCGACTACCGCCGCATTGAGCTATTCCGATCGGGCGAACTGCCCCTGACGAAGAACCCAGGTATGTTCACCTGTCCGATGTGCGCTATGCGCGATGCCTGCGAGCTACACGAGACAGGCAACGACTGGCTCGCGTTCCTGAGCCAGACGACGCAAGCCTGGGATCCCTACAGCGAGCACGAAGTGTACGAAGGAAGGTGACATGGAAGAACATTACCGTATCATCAAGCCCGAAGAGCAGACGTCCGATGTTTGGCAGACGGTTGCGTTCAAGGTCTGTATGGACCTGGCCGTGGACATCAACGAGCTAACACCCGCCGAACTGATGGACAAGTACGAGGCACGCGATATCCGCGTCGCGACGCTGCGTAGGTCATTCAGCCCTCCGCCTCCATACATCAACGGAGGGACAACTAACGCAGTTCTCGCGCAGCGGTGTGCCGCGATGATCAAGGGCGCACTCGACAACGTGCGAGGAGATAGGTGATTTGACGTATGGGCTCTTGGATCAGCATTTCTATCTGCAGCGAATCGGACTACGGGACTCCTAATGCCACGTAGGGGTCAAAATCTCGTCCGAGCCTCGGGGCAGCAGGCGAACCTGTCGGTGGTACAGGCACCGTCATCGCCAAACCTGAACTTCACGCAGCTGGGCGAGTCCGAGTGGATCAGGATGCTGGTCTACGCGAGCCCAGGCAACGGCAAGACCAGCTTCATCGCGACCGGCGCTGCCGAGTACCCCACGCTGATAGTTCGCAGCAGCATGGACCTGATACCGGCACGCGCGCTAGCAAGCGGTGCGCACGAGATCGTAGCCGACACGCACGAGAAGATGTTGCAGATTCTCGAGTGGTGTCAGCATATCGATCCAATGCCCTACACGTGGATCTGGTGGGACTGCATCAGCATCGCGCAGGACGTACTGCTGGACGACGTGTGGGAAGCAGCGTGGCGGAACAAGCCTGGCCGTAACTGGGTGCTTGATCAGAGCGGTAGGCCAACGAGCAAGCCGAACATCTCACCCACAGGCGGCAAGGACAAGCCTGAGTACGGTACGAACGCTGACCGTATTCAGCAATGGGTGCGGCACATGATCGGGTGCCGGCGGTTCCATTTTGGGATCACCGCTCACCCGATGGAAGGACCGCACCCAACCAACGATGAGGGTGGTGACGTCCTGCGTCCATGGATCCAGGTGCGTCAGATGCCCGAGAAGATCTGCGGCTACATGAACATGGTCGGCTTCCTTGAAGTGGTTGATGAAGGCAAGAAAGAGATTCGTCGGATCCACTTCACCGAGTCCAGCCGGTACTACGCCAAGGATCACTTTGATGCGTTCCTACCGGATGGGTATGTAGACGATCCGACGATCCCGCAGATCATGCGGGCTGTAGAGGCAGCGCGCGGTGGCGCTGACATGCGCAATCGGCGTGGCGGTGCGACTGCTACACGACGAGGTAGAAGGGAGCAGTAGTGGCAAGGCTCATTGACTACGACGTCACCGGCGTCGAGGAATCCGGTGGCGGTACCGGCGTCAAAGTCCCAACGGGACTGCGCGTCGCCCGCATCGCGTTGTGCGAACAGCGCGAGGTGAAGGCAAACGGTCAGCCCGCAAACGACATCCGAGTCGGGCTGGACATGGGAGCCGAGTACGACTGGCTCTTCACGTACATCGGGCTGGGCCCGGAGTCCGACTGGAAGCTGGCCGAGTTCATCAGGGCATGCCAGCTGAAGGAGAAGGGCAAGCTCGATCCCACCAAGCAGGTCGGCAAGGTCATCCGTGTGAAGGTCAACCACGGGGAGTACAACGGCGAGTACGCGCCGGATGCCGGCAAGCTGATGCCGTCACAGGACGGCGACGAGGTCGGTGGGTTGTCACAGACGGCTGCCAGCAATGGCAGCAGCAACGCGATCGAGACAGACGACGAGGAAGCCGAGGACACCGGCTACCCCGACGGCTTTGTCCCTTCGCGCGAGGACGATCCGGAGGTCGGCAGCTACGACGACTGGGCCGACGAGGATCTGGAAGCAGAGGTCAACGATCGGGGTGCCACCATCCCCGGCGGTCGTGGCAACAAGCGCGACAAGCTCATCAAGGCGCTGCGTGAGGAAGACAACGCAGTGGCCGATGCCGCCGACGAGGAAGAGACAGAGGGCGACGGCGATGGTGACGGTGAGGGCGATGACTACGAGAGTTGGGAGATCGACGCTCTGAAGAAGGAGTGGGAGGATCGCAACCTCGGTGACATGCCCCGCATGCGCGGCAGCGGTGCTGCTGAGCGTCTCAAGAACACGATCATCGAGGCGCTGCGCGAAGACGACGAAGCCAACCCGTTCGACTGACCATGGGCGTAGCAGGAGGAGCATTCGGTACTGACGATCTCGCACTCGCGACCACGCTAGTCTGCTCTGGTTTCGAGTACGAGCTCAAGAGGCTGAACAGCACCAAGGTGATGTGGCTGTTTGATCCACCCGCGAGTAGGGAGGATGAGTTCTTTGACATGTTGACCCGCTACGAGAGCCGTACATGCACGGTCGAGCCGTGGTCATACACCATCGAACTCAGTCGCATGAAGTCAAAGCTGTTCTCTTTCTTGGGCAGGACCGGTGCTTCTCCTGCAGCGGCCTCTGCTCCTGATGGCTAAGGTAACGCAAAAACAGATCCGAGACCTTCAACCGTACCTGGAGGGAGAGACCCCGACTCATCGGAACGCTGATGGTACACGCGAATGGAACATGCACTGTCCTTTCCACGGCGACGAGCGGCGCTCGGCAAGCCTCAACGTGGACAAAGGACTCTACTACTGCTTCATCTGTGGCGGCATGCCGGTGACTGCCCTCATCCGCCGCAGGGCTGAGTGGGGCGACCCACGTCACGCGAACAACGGTAACGTGAACCTCAACGGTCAGCCTACTGACAAGAAGATTCGCGTCATCAGCCAGGCCATGGTGGACGGGTGGCATTCAGCATTGATGAGCAATCGCGGCGCTCTTCAGTGGCTACACGAACGCCGTGGCCTGACTGATGACACGATCAACAAGTTCCAGATCGGCTACCAGGATGGCCGTAACTACACGATCCCGGTGTACGATAGCGATGGCGAGCTAGCGAACATCCGTTACTACAATCCGAACCCTGCTGAGGGACGCCGCAAGATCTGGGGCGAGACCGGCTACAACAAGCCGCCACGCCTGTACCCGCTCAGCAGCCTGGAAGCTAACCCATATGAGATTCTGATCGTCGCGGGAGAATGGGACGCCATGCTCGCCATACAGTACGGCTTCAACGCGATCACGCGCACGGCTGGCGAGAACCAGTGGGACATCAGCTGGGGTCCGCACTTCAAGGGCAAGCGTGTATACATCGCGCAGGACATGGACGAAGAGGGCCAGACTGGTAACAACAAGATCGCGCGCAGCCTGCTGCCAGTCACGCAGGAGGTCTACATCGTCAAGCTGCCGTACCCGGTGCTGGCGAAGCACGGTAAGGACATCACCGACCTGCTCACGGACGAGGGGCCAGATGCGCTCAAGCTGGCGATGTCCGAGGCGGAGCAGTACGTCCCGCGTAAGGGAGCACGTCGTAAGGCTACCGCTGAGATTGAGACGGTATCGGTGCTGGACACCTTTGACTCAAGTCGCACCGGAACACCCATGCGCATCGTCGTAACGCTAAAGGGACGCAAGGAGCCGGGCTACAACGTGCCGCGCAAGGTGCATCTCTTCTGCTCGCAAGATGCAGGCGCGAAATGTCAGGGCTGTCCTCTCAACGCCATGAGCGGTGAGGCTGACCTCGAGATCGCGCCAGATGATCCGATCATTCTTTCCATGGTTGAGTCTACAAAGCCAGGACTCGCCTATGCGATCAACGATGCGTTCGGAATCCCCGGCGGCAAGTGCGGCAGGCTAAAGCATGGCTACGAGGAGCAGCAATCGGTGGACGTACTTTTCGCGCGTCCGGCGCTGGACTACACCGACGGTGCAGACACGTCGCCGGATGCAGCAAAGTACAAGGGCATCACCATCACGTCGGTAGGACGTCATGACCTGATGGCGAACAACACCGTTACGGTAGTGGGCGCGCTGCATGCGAACCCGTACAATCAGCGCAAGGAGTTCTTGGCGCATGAGATCGCGTACACCGAGACCGCTGTAGACAGTTTCAATCTAGACGATGCTAGCATTCTGCTGATGAAGAGATTTCAGGCACCAGGTGACCCGATCAAGAAGCTGGCCGAGATCAGTCGGACGTTGAGCACTCACGTCACAAGGATCCACGGACGCCCGGAGATGCATGCGCTCATGGATCTGACATTCCATAGCGTCCTCAGCTTCAGCTTTGCGGGTGAACTGATTGCACGTGGCTGGCTAGATAGCCTCATCGTCGGTGATACACGCACCGGCAAGAGCCTGGCAGCCGAGCGGCTGATACGTCATTACGGTGGCGGGGAGCTTATCAGCTGTGAGGCTGCCAGCTTTGCAGGCGTGGTGGGTGGCCTACAGCAGATGGGAGGACGCGATTGGGCCATCACGTGGGGCGTTGTGCCAATCAACGATAGACGCCTGGTGGTGCTAGACGAGATCAGCGGTCTGACGCCGGAAGAGATCGCTGCCATGAGCGACATCCGTTCATCTGGGCAGGCGAAGCTCATCAAGATTCAGCAGGAGGCGACATGGGCGCGCACGCGGCTGCTCTGGATGGGCAATCCGCGTAACGCGACGATGCAGCACTACACCTATGGCGTGGACGCTATCAAGCCTCTCATCGGTAACGCGGAGGACATAGCGCGCTTCGATCTCGCGATGGCCTGTACGTCGCTAGACGTGGCCGCTGAGACGATCAATCAGCCTGTGGGTGGCGGTGAACTGAAGTACACGCCCGAGGCATGTCATGCGCTTCTACGCTGGGCCTGGACACGCACTGCCGAGCAGGTGGTATTCGATCAGCGCTCGGAGCAGCTGGTGTTCGACCTCGCGAATGAGATGGGCAAGCGGTACATAGAGGACCCACCGTTAGTACAGGCGGCGAACATTCGCACAAAAATAGCGCGGGTTGCAGTAGCTCTAGCCGCGCGCCTCTTCAGTACTGACCCGTCCTATCAGAAGGTAGTCGTGCGACCTGAGCACGTCAGGACAGCGTGCCAGTTCATGAACGTACTCTACGGTATGCCCACGTTCGGGTACCGCGAGCGCAGCAAGGAGATCTTGGCTGACAGACTAGCGGCAGAGGAGAACAAGAAGAAGATCGCGCAGTACCTCAAGGGTCGGCCGTTGCTTGCCAAGCATCTCCGTAACCAAGGGAAGTTCCGCCGACAGGATCTCGAGGAACTTCTCAACGTACCCAGGGATGAAGCTAACGGCATCATCAACACGCTCTACGAGGCGCGCATGATTCGCCGCTACCTCGGGGACATCTACGTTGAGCCCACACTTCACTCTCTGCTCAGGGAGGTCAAGATATGAATGTTGCGATTCTTGGGTGTGGGCCAGCAGGGCTGATCGCGGCTCACGCCTGCGAGGAGATCGAGGGTGCTGAGGTAGCCATCTTCAGTATCAAACAGAAGAGCGTGCTACCTGGCGCCATGTACCTACACGAGCCGATCCCCGGCATCAGCCCGGTGTACCCGGACAACTATGTACAGTACGTCCGGCTGGGCACGGCTGAGGGATATGCCAAGAAGGTGTACGGCGACGCTGCCCGATACACCGCGTGGGAGCGGTACCTGCAAGCGTACCCATCGTGGAACCTACCGCTGGTGTACGACACGCTCTGGGAACGCTACGAGTGGAAGATCCTGGACACGGACTTCTCTGGCAACATCGCGGGGCTGACCAACATCGGGGCTGAGTTCGATGTCGCGATCTCTACGCTACCGCAGCCGCTGATCTGCCAGCACGAGCATGACTTCGCCAGCACGCCATACTACATCCGCACGATCGAAGCGCCTCCGCTGGATGCGGAGAAGGATATCTTCATCTACAACGGGTACGCGCACGATCCGTGGTACCGCTGGTCCATCATCGGCGGCATCTGTTCGATCGAGTACGCGACCGAGCCGCCTGACTATGACGAGAACGACCCCACATGGAAGATGGGACTCAAGGCGGTAGGGAATGACTGCGACTGTTGGCCCAGCATCCACCGGCTCGGCAGATGGGCACGGTGGGAGCATGGGGTCCTTCTACACGATGTGTACAAGGGAGCGAAAGACGTAATGAAGGCACACTCATGACACTCATCGAGGAGACCTATGACACCAGGGGCGCGCTCTCGGAAGAGGACGCACACGACTACATGCGCGTCACACGCATGGCGTGGGAAGTACACGTTGACCGTGAGAGACTGCGGAACGCGCTCTGGAAGCAGTACTCCTGTCGAGATCAGGCCGTCCAGATTCGGACGAAGATTGACAGAGCTCTCAACGCGCTGGATCTGCTCGCTGGATCTTTGACCGAGCCCATGCGGGCAGACGTGATTGCCAACATGGTCGAGGAGTTCGCCGACATCATCAACTACGCGAACTTCGCAATCAGGATCGCCGAGGGTACGACCTGATGGCGAAGCGTGAGAGGGAACACGAGTTCCTGAGTGTCCATGTGCCCGTCCACCGCGACGGGCACGGGCACCACACGCCCATCATCCACCGGAAGGTGAAGCGGACGGCTCGTCTTCCTCAACGCACGAGGGAGATGACGTTTGCCTCACTTCACCACCACACGACGTTCAGTTACGGTGACGGCTACGCTCTGCCGTCTGCGCATTGCAGGCGGGCAGGAGAGATTGGCCTCACTGCACTTGCGGCTACCGAGCATGGAAATATCTCTTCGCATGTCCAGCTTGAGTCGGCAGCCCGCAAGAATGGAGTCAAGCCGCTCTTCGGAGTTGAACTCTACACGGGAGAGCTAGGTGAACAGGCTACACAAAGAAAGAATCACCTTACCATTCTGGCCGAACACGCGGAGGGATATCGCAATCTGCTCCGCCTCGTTTCTGATACATATTCAAGAGGTTACTACTATGAGCCAACGGCAGACGGACGAATGCTTGCGGCTCATAAGCGCGGGTTGGTCATACTTAGTGGATGTCAAGGCTCTGCACTTTCTACAGCCGCCGTGGGAGGGAAACACGTGGCTGAGGCTGACGCTTCCTTTGGACGAGCGCGACGCCTCGCTTCTCAATATCTTCGCACGTTCGGCGATGCCTATTACATCGAGCTACAGGCGTTTCCGGAACTTGAGAAGACTCGGCAAGCAAATCCTATGCTTGTGCGTATTGCGGAGGAGCTACACATACCATACGTGGTGACATTCGACTGCCACTACACGGTGCCGGAAGAGAAAGAGATGCAGCAGATCCTGCACAACCTACGGCCAGGCGAGAAGCGCAGCCTGGAAGACATGGCTCGCGAGTGGGGTTACTCAGCCAACCTCTGTCCGCCATGGACGGATCAGATGATCGTGCGGAAGCTGATGGGTACCGGACTCACCAAGCGGCAAGCCATACGCGCGATCCTTACCACGCGGGAAGTAGCCGACCGTTGTACGGTTGAGCTCCCATCGCTCGAGATGGTGCGGTTCCCACTTCCTGCTCAGTACGACACCGCACTACAGGTTTGGCGGGACTGGATCCTGGACGGGTGGCGGTACCGCCGGTGTAACAAGCTGTCCGAGCCGCAGCTGTCTGCATACAAAGCGCGGCTCAAGCACGAGATGGAAGTCATCGAGGGCAAAGACTTCATCGACTACTTCCTCGTCATTAGCGATATGGTGCGCTGGGCGAAGGATCACGACATCGCGGTAGGACCCGCACGCGGTAGCGCCGCAGGCTCGCTCATCTGCTGGCTGCTCCGCATCACCGAGGTTGACCCCATGAAGTACCCTGACCTGGTCTTCGAGCGGTTCATCGACGTCACCCGCCAGGACCTGCCCGACGTGGACATTGACTTCAGCAGCGACCGCCGTAACGATATCTGGCAGTACATGGAGCAGAAGTACGGCACGGGCAAGGTCAGCACGATCGGCACCTTCACACGCTTCAAAGGAAAGAACAGCCTGGACGCGGCGGCCAGGGTGTACCATGTCCCCGACTGGGAGATACAGAAGATCAAAGATGTTCTCATCGAACGGTCATCAGGCGACCTCCGCGCCAGCGCCACGGTGGAAGACACGGCTGAGCAGTTCCCGCAGGCACGCGAGGTTTTTGAGAGATATCCGGATCTTGGAGCTTCACTTGACCTTGAGGGCAACTACGCTGGATTTGGAGTCCATGCGGCGGGAATGGTCATTTCTACTGGTCCCATCACGGATGTGGCCGCTATTTACGAGCGCAAAGTCAAGGGTGAGACGCGTCAGGTCATTAGCATGGATAAGTACGACGCAGAAGCAAAGGGACTCCTCAAGATAGACGCGCTCGGCCTGAGCACGATCGAGGCACTAGACCATATGCGCAAGGAAATGGGCTGGGATCTCGACACGCTCTACAACATGCCACTCGACGATCCCGCCGTCATCCTAGGATTCAAGGAGAACGATGTCGTTGGCATCTTCCAGTTCGACGGTCGCGCTTGCCGCTACGTCAACGGTGCACTTCAGCCGGATCACTTCAAGCATGTCTACGACGTCACAGCTTTGGGTCGTCCTGGTCCTCTGCATAATGGCGCCGCTAATGATTACATTGACATCAAATGGGGCCGGAAAGAACCTGACCAACTCCATCCGGCGATGGGCGAGATCTGCGATAGCACGTATGGTCAGATTGTTTACCAGGAACAGATCCTGAGGCTGCTGGGCGCGATCTTTGACTTTGACTGGACGCACCGCGCTGAGGTGCGCCGCATCATCAGCAAGAAGTCAGGCGACCAGGAGTTCAACCGTAAATGGGAACAGGCGCTGAAGGGTGCCATGCACCTGCACGGTGGTGACGGCGTCATGACAGAAGAGCTAGCGCGCCTGATCTGGATGAAGCTGATCACGGCAGGCTCCTACGCTTTCAACGCGAGTCATGCAGTCAGCTACGGTATGATCGCGTACCACACCATGTACTTCAAGCGGTATCACCCGGAGGTCTTCTACATGTGCCGGCTGAACGTCACTACGGATGCTGAGAAGGCACGCAGGCTACTACGTGACTCGCAGCGGTTCGGCCGCAAGGTGACGATCAAGCCTCCGCACCCGCGCGTGAGCGGCATCGGCTGGGAGCGCGAGGGCAACGATCTCATCAGCGGCTTCAGCCAGGTACCGGGCATCGGCGAGAAGGTGGGCGGTGCCATCGTGGCGTATCGTGCGGAACACGGCATGCGTGACTGGCCAGATCTGTTGCAGGTCAAAGGTGTCGGCCCCATCACGATGCAGAAGATCAAGGCATTCTCCGACGCGGGTGATGATCCGTTCGGCGCGCTATGGCTCGACAAGGCCATAGCTGCCGTCAAAAACGAGATCGAACATGGTGACCTAGACAACCTTCCGATGCCCACGCATGTGGCGCAGGACCTGCCCTACGAGCAGGGGCAGGACATCGAGGTCGTGTGGCTCGGCTGCATCTATACGCGGAACGAGCGCGACCTGTTTGAGTTCAACCAGGCGAAGGGTGCTGAGCTCGACATGAGCGACCCCAAGCACCCGATGCTGAACGGCAGACCTATCAAGGATCCCCACCTCGACAAATGGTGCGTCATGGTCGGTGACGACGAGAGCGATCAGCTAGGTCTACGAGTTGACCGTTGGCGTTATCCGAGATTGCGTCAAAAGGTGTGGGGGATACGTCCAGGGAAGGACCTTATCCTGGTACGCGGAGTCAAGCCTGGATACATGCCGACTCGTCAGGTGAGCATTAGCGAAATGTGGGTGATCGATCCAGAATGCTAGCCAAGGAAATCACCCCAGATGTCATCGAAGAGTTTCTGCGGCTCGTGAAAAGGCTTCCAAAAGGGAACGCCTGCGTTCTCTGGAAGGGGAAGACATTCGGTGAAGGGTACGGATGCTTCCTGGTACCAAGCAAGGGGATGTACATAACGCATCGGGTGGCATTCTTCATCCGATACGGGTCTATCGATAGAACGAAAGAGGTACACCACACCTGTCGTAATGAGGGATGTTACAATCCAAAGCATCTCGAGCAGGTGGGTACAAGGGAGCATCGACTGAAGCATCCGGCAGACCACGATAGGCTTAGCCAGAGTCAGCAGCATAGATGGGCTGATCCGGGACAAAAAGCCTGGTTGGCTAAGAGAACTCGTGATGCGAATGGACGCTTCACCAAACAATGAGAGGAGAGAACGTGGGAGACGAGACGACCGAAGGCACGCCGGAGCCGACCACAGCGCCGGAGAACACGCCCAACGACCCGGAGACCGGACTGCCCGAGGGCGAGCCGGTTCCGGGTGCCGAGGACGCCGACGACGAAGAGTCGTCGGACGACGAGGACGAGTAAGTGAGAGTTGGGAGCATGGCACTCACCATAACTGAGAGGCATGCACTTTGCCGCGAGAAGGGATGGGCGCTCGCGAGGCCGAGTAATCCACAGCAGGAGGGTTGTGAGAAGGGTACACGTCATCCTCGCCGCGCTGTGCGTGGCGTTCACTATGGTAGCAAGTTCGCACGCGTCGAACGGCTCGGGTCAGCGTTCGGACTACGTGACGAACGGGTTGTTGTGCATTCACCAGTACGAAGGAAGCTGGACAGATCCGAACGGGCCATACTATGGAGGCCTGCAAATGGACTACAACTTCATGGAGGCCTACGGGGGTGCCTTCCTTCGGAGGTGGGGCACGGCAGATCACTGGCCCATTTGGGCACAGCTACAAGCCGGAAGGAACGGCTATGCGGCGCGGGGATGGACCCCGTGGCCCAACACGCGACACGACTGCGGATTGTAACGTAGTCTAACAGGAGGGAGCATGTCGCTAACCAAGCACGAACTGGCAGTAGAGGTCGAGAAGGAGACCGGCATCAAGCCGGGTCTCGTCAAGAGCGTGATGGACGCGATCGCGCTGATCGCGGCGGACGAGATCGAGGCTGGTGAGGACTTCACCATGCCTGGCGTCGTCCGCATCACGTGGCGCTACAAGGCACCGCAGGCCAAGGGAGCACGCTGGAAGAAGGGTGATTCCGTTGTCGGATTCGGAGGGATCGAGTCCGTCAAGGACACCGACAGCCCGCCTGTCAAGGCAGCGGTTGTTCTCAAGCCTGCTCTGACTGGAGAGGTCGCGAAGCTGCGGCCGAAGTCCACTCAGATGGCCGACTACATGAAAACGAAGACGGCCAAGGCTGTCGTGGCGCGGAAGAAGGGTTAGCGATGAGCGGCTCGGACATCGTGCGGTATGGTGACGCTGCGATGTACGAGTCGGTGCCGATCCGGCGCGAGGAGGGTACCACTGTAGTACCAAGTGTTACCCTCCTCAGCGCCACGCCGGATCCGCTCGGCTCACTCGCAGCCGGGTTCCGCATGTACCGTGGGGACCCGGTCTATGACCTACAGGATATCACGGACGAGCAGCGCCTATGGGCCTGGGACGAGAGCATCAAGACTCACCTCAAGGCACCATGGGAGTTCATCGATCTG